AAGAAGACCTAAATAAAAGAATGCTTCCACAAGCCCCTACGATATATAAAGTTGAAAATGGTAAACTTATAGAAAAAAATTTAAGTGAGGCAACTCAAACAGAAATAATGAATCATGTTAAATTATTAAGATCTATTGGAGTTAAAGATTCTACTAAAAATTTATTAGATCAACAAAACATGTTACGAGGTATGCCTATATCAGATCAAATACTAACATTTGGCCCAGAAGCTACTTTAGGATTCTCAGGCACAATGGGTGAGCCAATAAATAAACCAGTCTTCAAAAGACCACAAAACGTTATAGGTGATATGGAAAAAGAAATAGTCGGTCAGACAAATGTTGCTAATCCATTTGATATTGATATCTCAGATATAGGGACTGGTTTAAGAGGTTTCTCTGCAGCAGGTGGAGGAATAGCAAAACAAGCTGGTGTATCATCAGGCCCACCACCAGAATCAGGACCAATGTCTCAAGGGTTGCAAGGTCTAATGAAACGTGTTAGGAATAGATAGGAGTATTAAATGGCAGAAATAGACAAAGGACTCCCGAACACTAGAAACAAAGAAGAGATTCCTTCACAAGAAGAGATCCAAGATGTTGCTGTTCAGGAACCAGTAGAAGAAAAAGGACCAATCGAGGTCATCCCAGAAGAAGACGGTGGCGTAACTTTAGACTATGAACCAGGTGCAATTAACGTGCCAGGAACAGAGTCACACTTTGATAATTTAGCAGAACTTTTACCAGATGATGTATTAGAACCAATTGGTGGTGACATGGTTCAAAATTTTATGGACTACAAAGCATCAAGAAAAGATTGGGAATCATCTTATACAACTGGGTTAGATCTTTTAGGTTTTAAATATGAAAATAGAACAGAACCGTTTCAAGGAGCTTCAGGTGCAACCCACCCAGTTCTTGCAGAAGCAGTTACACAGTTTCAAGCACAAGCTTATAAAGAATTATTACCAGCAGACGGACCAGTAAGAACACAAGTTATTGGTGCTAAGAATCCACAAACAGAGCAACAATCTGTTCGTGTAAAAGATTACATGAACTATTTAATTATGGATCAGATGAAAGAATACGAGGCAGAGTTTGATGCTATGTTATTTCATTTACCATTAGCAGGGTCAACATTTAAAAAAGTTTATTACGATGTGCCTATGGGTAGAGTTGTATCAAAATTTATACCTGCAGATGAATTAGTGGTGCCATACACGGCAACAAGTTTGGACGATGCAGAATCTGTCATTCATGTTATTAAAATGTCAGAAAATGAATTACGTAAACAACAAGTAAACGGTTTTTATAGAGATATAGATTTAGCCCCACCAGGTAATGTTGAACAAAACTCTGTTGAGAAAAAAGAAAAAGAATTAGACGGAACTAAAAAAGTCGGTAAACAAGATACAATGTATACTCTATTAGAGTGTCATGTTAATTTAGACTTAGAAGGTTTTGAAGAAGTTGGTCCTGAAGGGGAACCAACAGGAATAAAATTGCCCTACATAGTAACTGTAGAAGAAGGCAGCCGATTAGTTCTCTCCATTCGGAGAAACTATGCGCCCAATGATCTAAAGAAAAATAAGATCCAATACTTTGTCCATTTTAAATTTCTGCCAGGACTAGGATTTTATGGCTTTGGACTCATTCATATGATTGGCGGATTGAGTCGTACGGCAACGGCGGCTCTCCGTCAATTATTAGATGCAGGAACTTTATCAAACTTACCTGCAGGATTTAAACAAAGAGGTGTAAGAGTTAGAGATGAAGCATCACCAATACAACCAGGTGAATTTAAAGATGTAGATGCACCAGGTGGTAATTTAAGAGATGCATTCTTTCCATTACCATACAAAGAACCATCACAAACATTATTAAATTTATTAGGTGTAGTTGTATCCGCTGGTCAAAGATTCGCGGCTATTGCTGACATGCAAGTGGGTGATGGTAATCAAGCAGCGGCTGTTGGAACAACAGTTGCATTATTAGAACGTGGTTCAAGAGTTATGTCTGCTATACACAAAAGATGTTACGCAGCGATGAAAGATGAATTTAAATTACTTGCAAAAGTAGTTTCACAATATCTACCACCAGAATATCCATACGATGTTGTAGGTGGGATGAGAAATATTAAACAAACTGACTTTGATGATAGAATAGATGTTGTGCCAGTAGCTGATCCTAATATATTTTCAATGTCTCAAAGAATTACATTAGCACAAACACAATTACAAATAGCAACATCCAATCCTGCACTACACAACATGTATCAGATTTATAGAAATATGTATGAAGCAGTTGGAGTAAAAAATGTTGATGCAGTTTTACCCCCACCAGCACCGAATGCACCGATGGATCCAAGTATGGAACACATTAATGCTTTAGGTGGTAAACCTTTTCAAGCTTTTCCTGGTCAAGATCACAGAGCACACATCACAGCTCATTTAAATTTTATGTCAACTAACATTGTTAGAAATAATCCTGCAGTAATGGCAGCGATACAAAAAAATATTTTGGAACATATTAGTCTAATGGCACAAGAACAGGTGCAATTAGAGTTTAGAGAGCAAATGCAACAGATGATGATGATGCAACAACAAGCAGCAACTAATCCACAAATACAAGCGCAGCTTCAAGCACTAACAAATCAAATTGAATCAAGAAAATCTGTGTTGATTGCAGAGATGACAGAAGAATATATGAAGGAAGAGAAACAAATTACATCACAATTTGATAATGATCCTCTTCTAAAACTAAAATCACGTGAAGTTGACCTACGTGCAATGGAAAATGAACGTAAAAAAGACAACGATGAGGCCCAAATTGACCTTGCAAGAGCAAGATTAATGCAACAAGGCGAAATTGCAGAAGATAAAATGGATCAAAACGAGGATTTAGCTAAATTACGTGCTGGAGTTAGCCTTGCAAAGAGTGGGGTTGACCAAGCTAAGGTTATGATAGAGGATTAATTATGCCATTAAACAAAAAAGGTAAAAAAATTATGAAATCTATGAAGAAACAATACGGAAAAAAGAGGGGTGAAAAGATATTCTATGCATCTAAGAATAAAGGTGTTATAAAAGGAGTGAAAAAAGGAGCATAAATGCAAAAACTAGATAAAATAAAAGAAGTTAAGGTTGCAGAGCAGAGTATTGAAGTAGATCCTAGATCTAAAACAACTGCGGATCAATCTTTTAACTATATTGCAACAGGAAAACCTGAATTACCAGTTGGTGGTCAGAAGAGAATGTTGCCAGAAAAGAAAAGAAACTCTAAAGCGTACTAATTATGTGGTTATCGGCAATAAAATTAGCCGTCTCTGCTGGTAGTAAGATTTACGAGAACAAGCAGAAGACGAAAATGGCTATGTCTGAAGCACAGCTTATGCATGCCTCTCGTATGGCCGAGGGGAAAGAAGCTTACCAGGGAAAACTTTTAGAAGCTAGACAATCAGACTGGAAAGACGAGGCAGTTTTAATAATTTTAAGTTTGCCCGTAGTAATTTTAGCCTGGGCAGTGATATCGGACGATCCAACTGCGATGGACAAGGTAAAATTGTTTTTCGAGATGTTCTCGCAGCTCCCGTCATGGTTCACTAATCTTTGGATACTTGTCGTCGCGAGTATTTATGGTATAAAGGGTACACAAATTTTTAGAAACGGCGGAGGAAAAAAATAATGCGTAAAAAATTAATTGAATTATTTGGTTTTGGTAAAAAGTCACCAACTATCACATCTGTTAAACCAAAGTTTCCTAAAAATAAAATAGAGGTAAGTCTTGCAGATTTACGTAAAACTTTACGTCAAACACAAGGCAGTACGAAGAAAAGAAGTCAAGATTTTGAAGGGGCTATTCGAAAAGTTGGATCAAAAATTAAACAAACATCACAAAAATTAAGAGGTGAACCAGTTACAGAGTCTGGAGTTTCAAAAGGTAAAGATTTAAGAGATAAAAAAATGGGCGGTGGAATGATGGGCCGTAGATTTGGAATGAAACAAGGAACTCCAAAACCAAAAACAAACATTCAAAAAATAAAAGAAACATTTGCACCAAAAGGATTAAAAAAAATAGATCCAAAAAAACAAAAAGGATTAGCTAACTTAAAAAAAGCAAGACCTGATGTTGTTAGAAAAATGGGCTACATGAAAAAAGGTGGAAGAGCTGGATTCAGAGATGGTACACCTCCTACAGGAACAAAATCTGGAGGAACAAGACCAAAACCAGATAGTCTTTTTGATCCTAATAATCCGATTAATAAAAGAAAAAAACAGTTTAAAGAAGAAGCTAAGGAGAATATGAAATAATGGCTGGTAAAGGTTTATATGCTAACATACATGCTAAAAGAAAACGTGGTGGTAAGATGCGTAAGAAGGGTGCTAAAGGTGCACCGACTGCAGCTAATTTTAAAAGAGCAAAACAAACAGCGAGATCATAATGACTAAACTATGTCCTAGAGGTAAGTCAGCCGCGAAAAGAAAATTCAAGGTATATCCGTCAGCATACGCGAACGCCTATGCTAGCAGAATCTGTGCAGGTAAAATTAAAGATCCCTCTGGTGTAAAAAGAAAAGATTTTAAAGGACGTAAACCAGCAGCTGGTGGTGGAATGATAGACATGACTAGAATGAAATATTTAAAAGGAGGACAAGTATAATGGATACAAAAGGCGATAAGATAAGATCAGATTTAAAAAACGCAATTACAGAATTAGATACTAGAGAAAAAAAAGATAGACCTAAAAAATTAAAAGGAGGTAATAGAGATATATTAAAAAAAGTGGGAGTGGGAGTTAATTATGGTCGTACTTTAAAAAATTTAAGAAAAGAATTTAATGAAAGATTTGATAAACAAAAAGCACCAGAAAAACCAAAAACAAGTGCTCCTAAAGAACCACAACCAATGCAACCCCTATCAAAAGGTGGAAGAGCTGGATACAAAACTGGATCTAAAGGTTGTAAGTTAGCCATGAAGGGCAAAGGAAGAGCTTACGGAAAGAATTCGTAATGTTATGGCAAAAAACGGTCTTGATAAATGGTTTGCTCAAAAATGGGTAGATATTGGCAGCAAGCGAAAGGATGGTTCTTTCGCAAAATGTGGCCGTTCCAAACAAAAGAAAGATGCCAAACGGAAGTATCCAAAATGCGTCCCACTTGCAAAAGCCACACGGATGAGCGACTCACAAAGGGCGAGTGCTGTCAAACGAAAGAGAGCAGTAGCCCAAGGAGTGGGTGGGAAACCTACTAACGTTAAAACTTTTGCTAAAAGACAAAAAGCCATGATGGGTGGATTTATGGCTAGAAGAATGGGAATGAGATAATGAGAAGACAGGATAAAATGCCTGCGAGAAATAAAAAAAATTTTAGACCCACTGAAAAGGGGGCTGGAATGACACGAGCTGGTGTTGCTGCGTATAGAAGAGCAAACCCTGGTTCTAAATTAAAAACAGCCGTGACAGGAAAAGTGAAACCTGGATCGAAAGCTGCTAAACGTAGAAAATCATTCTGCGCAAGATCACTAGGACAAATGAAAAAATTTCCTAAAGC